ATCATTTTTTTGCGTGTGCAAAACTGAGATAAAATGTGAGGGCTTTTAACATGGGCCGAAAACCGAAGCCTGATCACCTGAAAATTCTCTCTGGAACGGCGCAGAAATGCCGAATGAATCCGGATGCGCCGCCTGCCAATACGGGCGTTGCGTCGTGTCCTGACTGGCTGTCAGATCGGGCGGCTGAAATCTTTGCCAATCTCTCGGCGGTGTTGCTTGGCATGGGCATTGCGTCGCCTGACGATCAACACGCGCTGGCGATGCTGGCAAGCCGTCTTGAAGAGGTCGAGTTGATGACTGCGGTGATCGAGGACGGCGGGCGAGTGTACGAGCAGAAGGACGATGAGGGCAATGTACGGATGGTCCGGGCGCGTCCAGAAGTCGGCATGAGGAATGAGGCGATGCGCCATGCTCAAAGCATGTTGGCAGAGTTCGGTCTGACGCCAGCGGCACGGTCAAAGGTGAGCGCAGGCAAGCCTATTCAGGAAAACCCGTTTGCGGTGTTTGGGTGAAGGACTACGCAGCCACCGCGAAACAATACGCGGTCGACATAACGACAGGCAAGATACCAGCGGGGCGATATATCAAGCTGGCCTGCCAGCGTCACCTTGACGATCTGGAATGGCAGGACGAAGACAGTTTCAAGTTTAGGTTTGACGAAAAAGCCGGGGCGCGGGTTTGTCAGTTTGTCGAACTTATGCCCCATACCAAGGGCAAATGGGCGGCTGAGCGCAAAACGCTGATCTTGGAGCCGTGGCAGGTTTTCCTTGTCATGGTCGGATTTGGTTGGAAGCGCAAACGGGACAACCTGCGGCGGTTTCGCAGGATTGAACTGATTGTTCCTAGGAAAAACGGCAAGTCTGCACTGGCAGCGGCTATCGGGAATTACATGCTCTTGGCCGATGGCGAGCACGGGGCCGAGGTTTACAGCGGGGCGACAACTGAAAAGCAGGCTTGGGAGGTATTTCGGCCCGCTAAGCTGATGGCAAGCAAGAGGCCGGATCTTTGCAGCCGTTTCGGTTTGCAGGTGAACGCCTCGAACATGCACGTTCTGAGCAATGAGAGCCGGTTTGAGCCGATGATCGGCAACCCCGGCGATGGTTCTTCGCCAAGCTGTGCTATCGTGGATGAATACCACGAGCACGACACCGACAAGATGTTTTCGACGATGGAAACGGGCATGGGGGCGCGGGAACAGCCGCTAATGCTGGTGATTACAACGGCAGGGGATAACATCGCAGGGCCATGCTACGCGATGCAGGACGAAGCGCAGAAGATGCTGGAAGGCACGCGCGAAGATGACGAGACGTTCGCGCTGGTGTATGGGATTGACCCAGACGACGAATGGACAGACCCGGAAATAATCAAGAAGGCAAACCCCAATTTCGGTGTTTCGGTGGGTTCTGACTTCCTAATTGCTCGCCAAAAGGACGCGATGAGCAGCCCGCGCAAGGCTGGGGCGTTCAAAACCAAACACCTCAACGTCTGGGTGCAGTCGCGTGAGGCTTATTTCAACGTCCAAAAGTACATGGCTGCGGGTGATCCAAGCCTAAAGCTAGAGGATTTTGCGGGCCAAGAGTGCATCATCGGCGTGGACCTCGCGGAAAAGCGCGACCTTACAGCGGTTGAACTGATGTTCAGGTATAAGAACGGGTTCGCCTGCTTTGGCCGGTACTATGCGCCAGAGGAAACCATAAACGAGCCGCAAAACGAGCAGTTCAGAACGTGGCGCGACACCGGGCGGCTTATTGAGACAGACGGCGCAGTTACTGATGACCGCGTGATAAAAGAAGACATTGAGGACGACTTAGCCCGGTTCGATGTGCGCGAGGTCACGTTTGACCCGTGGCATTCTCGACAAATGGCGGTCGAATTGATGGAACTTGGCGTGTCTTGCGTGGAATTTGCAAACCGCCCATCGAACATGAATGAGCCGATGCGGGGCATGGACGCGCTGATTGCGTCCGGCGACATGCACCACGATGGGTGCCCTGCGTTTTCTTGGATGCTTTCAAACGTGGTGAATGCGTCCCGCACAAGCGACCTGCACAGACCGGGCAAAGAGCGCGGCGAAAACAAGATCGACGGGCCGGTCGCGCGCATGATGGCGCTGGGGCGCTGGCTTTTGGATGAGCAGGCGCAAGGGTCTTACCTTGAAGAGACAGAATTGATGGTGCTTTGATGTTCGGATTTCTGAAAAAAAGCGCCGTTTACGCCTTAGACCAGATCGGATCTTTTTCCGGTTTCATTCGCTACGGCACGTCATCGGGGATGACGGTAAACGCCCTTTCTGCGGTTGATACGACTGCGGTGTTTTGCGCGGCGCGGGTGATCGCAGAAGGCGGCGCGCAAACGCCGATAAGGGTGATTTCGGACACCTACGGAGACAACGATTTACATATTCGCAAGATCGAACGCGATCATCCAGTGCATAAACTCTTGGCTGTGAGGCCAAACGACTGGCAAACGCCGTATGAATTTAGAGAGGGCATGTTTTTCAACGCTGCTTTGGCGGAGGGCGCGATTGCAATCAAGAATATGGTGGGCGGTGAGATCCGCGAATTGCTGCCGGTTCCTTGTTCGTCTTGGTCGGTTGAGCAGCTTGCAGATTTCAGCCTGCGCATTCGGATTGACTATTCAGACAAGACCCACGGTTATTTTGACCTTTCGCAGGTTTTTTACCTTCGCGGGCCATCTATGGACGGGTTCCGGGCATTGCCAGCTTATCGGCAGGCGAGGGAGGCGATTGGGCTTTCTCGGGCACTGGAAAAGCAACAAGCGCGGCTTTCGGGGAATGGCGGCAAGCCGTCTGGGGTTTTGTCCTTCGCAATGCCATTGACGCCAGAGACAAAGAACAAACTGCGCGAGACATGGCAGGAGAAATTCGGCCCGAACGGTGAGGGCGGCATTGCTATCCTAGATGGGGACGCGAAATTCCAGTCGATGACGATGACGAGCGTTGACGCGCAGTACATTGAGACGCGGCGAATGCAGATTGAGGAAATCGCCCGCGCGTTTCGTGTTCAGCCAATCATGATTATGCAGGCCGACAAGGCCGCGACCTTTGCCAGTGCGGAGCAAATGTTCCGAATGCACGTCATTCACACGCTTGGACCTTGGATGGCGCGCTTTGAGCAAGCTGCAAACCGCGACCTCTTGAACAGCGCTGAGGGCTTGCGGGTTGATATCGACGAGCGCGGGTTACTTCGCGGCGATTTCAAGGATCAGGCGGAATATTACACCAAGGCGCTTGGCTCTGGCGGTCAGCCAGGATGGATGACGCCCAATGAAATACGCAGCGAACGCGACATGAATCCCGTCGATGAAGAATGGGCAAACAGAGTACCGCGCGGCGCAATGGAGGCTTCAAATGCTGGAAACCAAGAACCTACAATTTGACGTAAAAGCCGCTAAAAACGGCGTTATTGAAGGCTACGCGTCCCGCTTTGGCGAGGTGGATCAGGGCGGAGATACGGTTGTCGAAGGGGCTTACACTAAGTCTTTGGACAGGCTTTCACAAGAAGGACGCCGGGTAAAAATGCTATGGCAGCACGATCCATCGCAACCCATTGGGGTTTGGGATGAAGTGTCCAGCGACAGTAGCGGGCTTTACGTCAAAGGCCGCATTTTAACTGATGTGGAAAAGGGGCGCGAGGCCGCTGCCTTGATCGACGCAGGCGCGATCGATGGGCTTTCAATCGGCTACCGCACAATTAAGGCAACGCGCGGCGAAAAAGGCCAGCGTATGCTTTCAGAATTAGATTTGTGGGAGGTCTCTTTGGTCACTTTCCCAATGCAGACAACCGCGCGCATCGACGCTTACAAAGCTGTTGATATGACGCGTTCTGAACTTGAACAGATACTCACGCGAGGCGCTGCCGTATCTCGTTCAGTCGCCCGCGCCCTTTTGGGCGGCGGGTTTGAAGCTATCAAGTCCATGCCTAGCGCTGGGGATGATGGTCTTTCTGAGCTTGCTGCGCTGATGCGCGGTGAAAATCATAACATGGAGAAACAAAATGTCTGACCTTCAAGAGGTTAAAGACCTTTTTTCCTCAACTCAAAAGACCGTCGAGGCACTGCGCGGTAAAGTTGAGGAAATGGGCACAAAGACCGCAGATGCGGTTGACCAAGACACGCTTGCCAAGATGAAAGCGGATATCGCTGCTCAGCTTGAGACTGAGCAGAAATCAAATGCAGAACGCTTGGCCGCAATGGAAACCAAGCTAAACCGACCGAATGCTGCGGTTGAGCAGAAGTCACAGGATTACGAAAAAAAGTTTTCGAAATATCTGCGCGACGGTGAGAATGTCGCCGAAATCAAGGCAATGGGCACTCAAACTGCAGAAAGCGGCGGATTTGTCGTGTCTGACGGTATGCGCGACGGCATCCAGGCGCGCAGTCGGCGCACGTCTCCGATTGAGCAAATCGCAACCAGCATCAGCTTTTCTGGCGCAAATTACGAAATCCTCATGGAACGTGATGAGCCGGGTTCTGGCTGGGGTGATGGTGAGCGCACGACAACCGCAGAAACCACCACGCCAACGATTGCCAAGGTTGCCATTGCCACCCACGATCTGCGGGCTTCTCCGCGCATCGCGCAGCGGCTTCTGGATGTTGCGGATTATGACGTCGAAGGCTTCCTTGTCGGGCGCGTCAATGATAAATTCGCTCGCGACAAGGCGACTGCATTCATCTCCGGTAGCGGCGTTGATCGGCCCAAGGGCTTCTTGTCCTACAGCAGCGCAACAACTGTTGACGCCAGCCGCGCGGTCGAAACTTTGCAGTATCGTGCCACTGGTGCATCTGGTGATTTCGCGACTTCTGGGCCTGCTGATGTTCTCGTGCGGACGTTCTATGACCTGCAAGGCATGTATCAGGCCAATGCGTCTTGGATGATGAAAAACACCACAGCTGCAGAGGTTGCGGTGTTGAAAGATGGCGACGGTTCCTACCTCATCCAGTCCATGCTGAATACGGACGGGACAATCGTGCGCACCATCCAAGGGCGTCCGATGTACGTCGCCGACGATATGCCAGCCATCGCGGCAAACAGCATGTCAATCGCTCTCGGTGATTTCAGCCACT